AGTTATAATACCTGTAGTGTTTACGTTAATAGTAGAACTTACATTGGATGCTGTAGTTGCTGTACCTGTAAGATTTCCAGTAAAACTAGAAGCAGTTATAATTCCTGTAGTGTTTATATTTGATGTTGCAGTTAATCCAGAAGCAGTAGTTGCTGTACCTGTTAAGTTACCTACAAAACTTGAAGCAATTAAATTTCCTGTAAATCTTCCAGTACCAACAACATCTAAATTATAATTTGGAGTCGTGCTTCCAATTCCCAACAAACCTGATGGGTTAAAAACAAGTTTACTGGATGGAACTACAACTGTTGAATAAGTACCAGCATTTGCTGAAGATGGAGTCAGAATTGGATAATAATAATTATTCTCGTCAATTGCAGATATTGTATTTTTTGCTACTCCAATGAGATCAGTACCAGATCCCACAAAAGATGTTGCAGTTACTGAACCAGAAACATTTATATTCCCTAAAACATCAAGTTTTTCTTTTGGTTGAGTAGAACCAATACCAATAGAATAAGAACTTGAGAGAATTATATTTGAGTTTACCTTCCCACCGACAGAAAAATCTGTGCTAACAGAAAATAAAGGAGCATTTACCTGCAGAGTATCTCCACTCTCAATTAATGAAGTTCCTGCTATTCCAGTAAAATTTAGTTGATTTAAACCGAAACCTTTATCTGCCATGAGAGTTTTTAAGTATTTATGTTTTCATTTGAAATGATAAATTAATTATAATAAACTTCCTCTTACGAATCTATATGTGGTCACTCCATTTACTCCAGACTGAGGTGTAACTTGCAATTTACAGTCAGTCCCATCCAAAGTTGCTCCAATTGCAACCAAAGCATTTTTGTTATACATAATGCCATAAGATTCAGCATTTGCAATAATGCCATCTTGCATAATTAAAACTTTTTGAACTTGAATACTGCTACTAAATCCAATATGAACAGAATACTCAACTAATTTGAAGTCTGTAGTTGTAATGGAAAAACTATCTATGGATGTAGTAATTCCAACTGAAGCAATAAAATTACCAGTTCCTGTTTTTACTCCATAAGTTTCAACTTGTAATGGTGTATTTGTGGAAGTTGTTGCACTTCCAATCGTAGTTATGCCAGAGACATTCAATGAAGAAACAGATGCAAAACCACTAATTACATTTGTTGCTGTAGTTGCTGTGCCTGTTAAGTTACCTACAAAACTTGAAGCAGTTATAATTCCACTAGTGTTTATATTAATACTAGAACTTACATTATTTGCTGTAGTTGCTGTTCCAGTTAAATTACCTACAAAACTTGAAGAAGTTATAATTCCTGTGGTATTGATGCTAATTGATGTTGATACTCCAAGTGCTGTAGATGCTATGGTTGCTGTGGTTGCTGTGCCTGTTAAGTTACCTACAAAACTTGAAGAAGTTATAATACCAGTAGTGTTAATGTTTATTTCTGTGGAAACACCAGAAGCAGTGGTTGCTGTTCCAGTTAAGTTACCTACAAAACTTGAAGCAGTTATAATACCAGTAGTGTTTATATTTGATGTTGCAGTTAATCCAGAAGCAGTAGTTGCTGTACCTGTTAAGTTACCTACAAAACTTGAAGCACTTACAGATCCAAGAAACTTACCATTTCCACTTACATCCAGTATTTCAGTTGGAGAATTACTTCCAATTCCAATATTTCCTGAAGAATATACAAATCCACTTGCTGCTCTAATTAAATTACCACTTCCGTGATACATTATTTGATTTGCTTGACCAGGCGCTTTTAGTGAAAATCTAATTGTCGCAATTCCAGTTTGATCGGAAACCCCAGAACCAACTGGATCTACTGACACAATATCACCAACTAAATTAAAAACATTAAAACTATTTGCTGCTCCTACTTGAATATTATCATCAAAAATAGTGAAAGAACCGGGAATTAAACCACCAGTCAATACCTGAGAAGATGCAATCCAATATCTTTTTCCCGGATTATTTTTATTGGCAACGAGTAAATATTGATCACCAGATATTGAAGGTGGTGCTGGATTTGCACCAACTGAAGAAGGACCAACCAATGGATCTCCGAGATCTGGCTCTGCTTGATTTAATCCTAAAAATTCATATCTATCGGATGTGATTCCTGTTCTTGTTTCTTTTTTAACTCTTCCGGAAGTGTAATTATACATTTATATTATCCTTTTGCAGTTTCTAAAACACTCAACACAATATTTAAATTATCATCAGAATTTGCCGAAACTTTAATTACATCACCAGTTTCCAACACAAGTCTTCCGTCTGGAATTAAATTTACAGAATCATTGGGGGGAACAGAAACATTATTTGCAAATTTATAATCAGTGGGAGATTCTGTGCTTCTAGAATGAACAGCAGTCACTGTATAAGTGGTTGATCCTGTTGAGACATTTGTTACTTGTGCCAAAATTACAATTGAAGCAACTCCAGATGGACAAGTATAAATTCCAACGTTGGAAGTGGTTAAATTTTTTCTTACAGTTTTAAATGTATTAAGTGCTACTACTGCCATTTTATCTTCCTAATGCAATGAGTAAAGGTGTTACTGTATTTAACAAACTTTGACTGAAGGATCTTCCACTAATGGTTCCAGTTAATTGATTGATAACTACTCCCTCACCAATTCTAAAGTTTCCTGACTGGTCAGTACTAGTATAAACAACTTCTCCTCCATTTATCCTAACGACTTCATTCTGTTGTCTTGTCACACCACCTTTAGATGGTCTTGCAGATTCAATTGCATTGCCTGCTCCTATATATTCAAATGATATTGTAGATGCAACCTGCAAACTCATTCTAGAGAAATAAGCAGTAGTTCCTGCACTGACTGTATTATTTAGATTTTCAGTTAATGTGATAGTTGAAATGCCAGCAGATGGTAAAGTTGCACCATCAACTTTATAATATATTGGTGCAAGATTTGCAGAAGCAGTTGCCGTAACCCCAGCACCAGGACCACTGATCGTTACAGTTGGTGCAGTTACATATTGATTACCAGTACTAATAACATTAATTGAAACTACTTTTCCATTTTCAATTACAGGAAATGCCTCGGCAGTAATTCCATTTGGACCAGTTGGAGAACTAATTGTAACAATTGGTTCCGATGTATAACCAGAACCACCATCAGTGACACTTATAGATTCAACAGAATAATATAAGTTTCCAAAATAAATTGCTTGCCCTTGATATGGTCTATTGGTTCCCAAACCAGAAACTGTAATTATATTTTGACCTATAGTAGCATTTGTATTTGCAGTTCCAGTATATCTAAAAATTGATCTACTAGAGTAATCCCCTACACCATTTGAATATAATCCATAAGTTCCGAATGAATTGTTAGAATTGGTAATATCACACTGACCACCAGAAGATGTATAAATCGCAATATCATCACAAATTGTAAAGATAGAAACTAATTGAGCATAACCACCATTGGTAATTGACACTCCAATACCACCTTGATTATATTGTGTATAAGAATCAACACTCATAGAACCTTGAATGCCATTATCAATTTCATCTCCAGGTTCTGCATCAAAACCATTTACCTTTAATCCAATGCTATTTGGTATAAAATTTGTGCAGTTGCGAATATAAGGACCTTTTGAAATAATTCCGACACCAGGTGAGAACGTTGTTCCTTCAAGTTTTGTGCTGGACCAATTGTTACTTGATTGTCCATCATATGCTGATGGTAGTGTTGTATTAATTCCTGCTCCACCAAGAGCACTCAAACCATCATTAATTATTGTAGTCACAATTCCAACACAAGAATATAATGCAGAAATTACATTTGAACAAGAATTTAAATTAGTATTAGATCCAGTTGCAGAATCTGCTTGAATGGAAACATCCTTTACTTGTGTATAATAAGACTGATAATTTCCACCACTTGTTTTTGCAAAAGAAACATTATTAATACAAGACCTTGCAATTCCTACTGCATAATTAAAGGCATCTATTGTTTCGGTTTTAAATCCAACAATATTCTGAAGTGCTCCTCCTGCAGTGTAATATGATTTTCCTGCAACCACACACTTAGAATTTCCACCCCTTGTAATGTCATGGCATACTGCCTTTAATGCAGATACAACACCTTTTCTAATTGTACTTATTCCAGAATTAAATATAGGATTTTTATAATCTGTGCTGGTTAAATATCCTACAGTTTCTTCAGAAATAAAATCAAGATTCATACGAATCATTCTTGCAGCATCAAAAAATCTATGAGTAGAAACTCCAGCAAGTGGTTGAAATGATACTACCGATGCACCATTTGTTGATGGAGCACCAACAAAACTTAAATCTGTTAAATGACATCCATTATTAACGTGGAATAAATCAAGTCCAGTGTTTTGTGGTGAAACTAAACAGTTACGCAACTCTGTTCCTTCCACTGAAACATCTTTTGATAAAACTATTGGATTATTTTCAACATAAGTTCCTGGAAAAACTTTAATTGTATCTCCAGGTAAAGCAAGTGCTGCTGCTGCTTTTATAGTTTTCTTTGCATCATTATTCAACAATCCAGTGTTTGAATCATTTCCTTCAAAGGAAACAAAGATTGTTTTTCCTATAGTAGTGCGAATTCCTACATTAACTATTCCCTTTCCTGCTGTTTGTGTAGATGTTAAAGTAAGACCGGTCCCAATATTAATTTGAGTTACAATACCTACTATGGATTCCCCATTTCCAAGATAATTATTAGTGAAAATTGTTGTTGCAGTTAAAAGACCAACAGTAGCAGTTCCAGAAACACGAACATCAGTTGCGGTTAAAAATCCTATAGTAGCAATACCAACAGAGGCAAATCCTACAGTTGCAATACCAATTGATGCAAGTCCGACATTTGCATAACTAATTGTTGCAATTCCAATAGAAGCAGCAGCAGCAACTATTCCTCCACTAAAATTACCAGAAAATGTACCTGCAGTTAATATTCCCGATACTCGTACATTTGTAAAAGTTCCAAATCCTATTGTTGCAATTCCAATTGATGCTGCAGTTCCAACCAATAAACCCGATGTAATCCTAGTATTATTAATAAAATCAAGGGTTGCATCATACGAAGATAATGTATTAAGACCAGTGAGTGTATTTGCAGTAACAATTCCCAAAGTTGCATTGGGTGAATTTAAATTAGTTGCAGTTAAAAATCCAACAGTAGCAGTTCCAGAAACACGAGCATTAGTTGCTGTTAAGAACCCAATTGTAGCAGCACCTGATATTCTGACATTTGTAAATGTTCCAAATCCAATCGTTGCAACTCCTACAGAAGCAAACCCAATTGATGCTAAATTGGTTACATTTAAGTTAGTTGTTGTTGTTAAACCAGAAACACCTAAAGTTCCAATTGTACCAATGTCACTAATATTTAAATCAACACCAGAAACTGTTCCACCAGAAAGATTGACTGCTGTAGTAGCAGTAGCAGCATTTCCTCCAATACTAATATTCTGAAAACTTCCAGGAGTAATAATGTTTGCAGTGTTTGCTGTTCCTACATTAATGTCGTAAAATCCCTCTAACCTTTCGGAAGGAACTATACCACCTGTAATATTTGATGCATCAGTCAAAGCATCAGAAGAAGAAGCAGAATCAACAGAAATTGGATAATGACCAGATAATCTTGCACTGCTGATTGTTCCTGCAGCAATATTTGCAGCATTCGTAAGTATATTTGCACTATTTACATCAATTCCATAATAACCAGATAATCTAGAACTACTAATAAATCCACCAGTTATATTCGCAGCATTATTTAATCTATCAGCAGTTGCTGCGTTTCCTTGTAGAGTTCCAACAAACTTATCTGCGGTTATAGTTGTAGCACCAACTATTCCACTATTCTGTAAATTGAGATTATCTCCAGGTGCTAATTCCTCAATCTGTTGAGTTGTTGGATTTGCTATAAGTGGAAATCTGTCCGTCATTACTTATTGCTGGTACTTTTTTTCTTATAATATATAGGTTTCATTCTATGGAGCATTTTTAAACAGTTCCAATATTAACAGTAGAAGAAGATATTTTTCTAATTTATATCTATAGAACCAATTTGGGGTCCTGTCAACCAATTCAATTCTTAAGAAAACAGTTCAACCCAAGAATGTATGGTTTTACCCCAGTCATAATGCTCTCTTGCATAATGTTGTATCTCTTCACATTTTTCTTTATATTCCTTTGGATTATCTTTATAGTATAGTAAATTTTTTCTAGTTTCGTTTAGAAATCCTAATTCATCTAAAGGAACTAAAATTCCTCCACCATGTTTTCCATTTTCTTCAAAATATCCAACAGGAGTTCCTATAACAAGTTTGCCAGTCCTCATTTGTAATGACTGAAACGTGCTCATTGCAAATTGCATCAGAATCTTCATGACCATAATGAATAATATAGTGCCCACGAGCACTCATCATCTTACAAAATTTAACTACTTTTTGAGTATATGCACAGGCATTAAAATCTTTACTAGAAACCGTGTGCGGTAAACCAAGAACATGAAATCTCATAATAAAAAGTATCTTCAGTATATATTATATCACGGTTTTGGATATTTTTGCTTTATTTTATCAATCTCTGCTTTCCAAGCATCATAACCACCATGATATAAGAGATCAAATTGATCAGCAAAAGATGGATATTCTATTGCTCTAAGTCTTTGATATTCATTGTGATCATATTCTGCTTGAAGTCGTTGCATCTCTGCTTCAATTTCTTCAAAAGTTGGTTTTGGAATATCTTCAGAAAACCACTTTAATTGTTCATAATCACAATCAATACAAAACCATTGTGATTTTGGTGCTAAAGATGAAATTGCCTTATAAAAAAAGTTTGATTCTATTGTCATGCTACTATCTCCATTGCCGTAATTGATGCTGCTCTAGTTTCACCACCAGTTCCAGTTAGAGCACTTACAGTTCCTCCCAATTTACTTCTAAAATAAAGTTTATATTCTACAGAAGATGTTGTACTTGGAGAATCTATCCAAGTGAGCGATGCACCTGAATAAACTGGTGGTGAATTCGTACCTACAAATATCATACCATAAGTTGCATCTCCAAGATTAGTACCACTTCTAAAAATAGAAAAATATCCACCATCTCCACTTGATGCTTGAGTTTCTTGATTTGCTGAGAAATGTGAAATTATAAGTATTTTACTAGAAGTAGAGCTTGGGATGATTGAAACTGCTAAACTTGATGCCTGAAAAGATGTTGATGTTGTTGAGTTCGTTGAACTAGATGTTGCATATGCAACTTGTATAATACTTCCACTAACACTAACACCTGAAGCACCTTGAGTTCCTTGAGTGCCCTGAGTGCCCTGAGTACCTTGAGTACCTGTTCCTGTAGTACCTTGAGTACCTGTTCCTGTAGCACCTTGAGTACCTTGTGTGCCTTGAGTACCTTGAGTTCCTTGAGTACCTTGAGTTCCTTGAGTACCCTGAGTACCCTGAGTACCCTGTGTTCCTTGAAGTCCCTGAAGACCTTGAGTACCTTGAGTTCCTTGAGTACCCTGTGTTCCTTGAGTACCTTGAGTACCTTGAGTTCCTTGAGTACCCTGTGTTCCTTGAGCACCTCCTCCACCAGAGATACCTTGAGTACCTTGAGTTCCCTGAGTACCCTGTGTTCCTTGAGCACCTTCTCCACCAGAGATACCTTGAGTACCTTGAGTTCCCTGAGTACCCTGTGTTCCTTGAGCACCTCCTCCACCAGAGATACCTTGAGTACCTTGAGTTCCCTGAGTACCTTGAGTTCCCTGAGTACCCTGTGTTCCTTGAGTTCCTTGAGTTCCTTGAGCACCTCCTTCCCCAGAGATGCCTTGAGTGCCCTGAGTTCCTTGTGTTCCCTGAAGACCTTGAGTACCTTGAGTTCCCTGAGTACCCTGTGTTCCTTGAGTTCCTTGAGTTCCTTGAGCACCTCCTTCCCCAGAGATGCCTTGAGTGCCCTGAGTTCCTTGTGTTCCCTGAAGTCCTTGAGTACCTTGAGTACCTTGAGTTCCCTGTGTTCCTTGAGTTCCCTGTGTTCCTTGAGTACCTTGAGTACCTTGAGTACCTTGAGTTCCCTGTGTTCCTTGAGTACCTTGAGTTCCCTGTGTTCCTTGAGTACCTTGAGTTCCCTGTGTTCCCTGTGTTCCTTGAGTACCTTGAGTTCCCTGTGTTCCTTGAGTGCCCTGAAGTCCCTGAAGACCCTGAAGACCAGCAGCATAAGGGGAGGTCCAAGAAACTCCAGCACCTGTAGAAACAAGAATAGAACTTTCAATACCTACATTGTTATTAAAATCTTTAAGACCAGAACGAAGTCTTATATTTCCATTTACGTCTAATGGGTCTGTTGGGGTTGCAGTTCTAATTCCAACTAAACCATCTAAAGTTGCAGTCAAAACAGTGGCACCAATACCAACATTAATGGATTTTCCTGCTGTTAAAATTCCAGTAACATTATCAAAAATCAATAATGAAGAAGTTCCAAACTCATTGTTATTATTAAAAAATATTTGTTGATTATTTCCTGGAGCAAAAACTCTAACAGTAACTCCAGTTCCTGGGGAATTATCTGCATTTAAATAACCAGTTACACTAATTGCAGATCCAACAAAATTTATTTGAGTAATGCTACTCACACCAGCATTACTGGGGACAATAATATTTTCATCATAAACACTAATAGAACCAGGTATCAATCCACCTCCAGGTGGAATCCAATATCGTTGTCCTGGATATCCAGGTACTGAAACAACTTGATATGGTTGACCAAAAGGAAGAGATTGTTCCAGTAAAGAAGGATCTCCAAGATTTGGTTCTGCTTGATTTATTGCTAAGTACTTATATCTATCACTTGTTAAATCGGACTGTGACCTTCTTTTTACTCTTCCACTTAAATACTTTGTCATAATTATACAATGCCAGATACATTAGTTTCAAGAATGCTACAAAGGAATTCCATTTGCAACGGACCCACTTGACCACCACTTACATAAGTGTGTGCAATACCAATGGTTATACCAGAATTGGTCACAAACGTTTTTGATGTTCCTACACTCCCAATAATAGAATCTATAACAAAAGACTTTTGAGGTGATGGA